GTCACCTATGTAATGAGATAAACCATACCCATCGATTGACAGCCCTATCATACAGCCAAGAGATGACCCTATATCGTCGATACTTACTTCAAAATACCACTTTCCGGTTTCTTTACCCTCATTTGCTCTTGATGCTTGATGAAAACCGGAATTATTACTTGTTATTGTTAAAGAAAAATCATCCAATAACAAGGATGCTTGTGTATTTACTGTGTCCCATGTAACCACTATCAACAACCCCTGAAAACTGAAATCCAGAAACGCATCCGATAACCCCAAAGGGTTCTTCTTCAACAGCCGCGTATGAAAAACCCGTATCGACACCAACATTATTACTTATTGAATATTCAATTATTAGTTCATCTGATTCTGTAGAATTAATGCTAAATTGGGCGCCTGTATCACACCCATTATCAAAAACCATTAAATTGATAGCGTTACCAGATTCCCAACCTTCTCTATTTACAATTTCTTGTATGATATTTTTTATATCAATTGATGGGAAATCGTCTATAGTTAGCTCAAAAACACAGGTTGAATATGCTGTGGTTTTTGAGCGAGAGAGAAAATCAGAACCATTACTAAAAACAGACGAATTGTCTGTATCATCGGCATAAATTTTAAGAGAGACCCCAGTTGCGCACGGGGATGAGGTGTTACTACTAAAATTTAATGACGCAGAAACAATTGTAGCCCCTTGAGGAATTTCTATATTAGAATATCGACGACCGAGATGTGTTGATACTTCGTTACAGCAATAACCGACATAAAACGGCGCTTGGGTTCGTAAACCCTGACAATCAATAAAAACGAGATCGTTTGCGCCTGTAGATGTTCCTTTATTAATTATAGCCATTGCTTATTTACGCTATATAAACAGTCGGATCGGTAAATTGATATGATTCACCGTCCGCGATCGTCTTATCAACGCCCAAATCGATACAACAGACGATAGTATCGTCAGACGTCGTATCGTCATAAATAATTGCAGCACCAAAGGCACCAATAGACCCTCCGGATGCCGTAAATGTCACTGAATCCCAGGATGCAGTGAATTTATCATCAGTGTCGTTTTCAGCAAGCGCAACATTTGCAAGAGTTTTATCATCTTGTGTATAGCCATATCCCGTTGAAAGCTGACTGGCTGTGACATCGGCCAATGTTGCGTGTGAATCTTTATCAAAAGTAAATGTTGTATCCAATAAAATCATCTTAAAAACATCACTGGAAAAATCAATATTGCCTGTTCCCAGCTGATATTTGAAATGATTACTCATTGTTTTTGTGACTGCCATTTATACATCCTTTTCTTTAACCAAAATTGATATTGATAGCTTTCCATTATCCGTCTGCAGCGACTTGATAGAGCCATAAAACAGGCCGTCAGGCGTGCTGAAAAGTAAAAACGTTTGATAACGGAACAGCGTCCACAATATATCTTCATCTGCAGCTGATGTCCTGCCAGAAATACTCAATGTTCGATCGCCATCCGAAAAGCCCGAATGTGTGATAACAACGCCGCCGTCAAGCGTCGCAACGCGTGAAACACGTGCCGTATTGGATTTGATCGTTGATCTTGCGTCATCTTTAATGATCACATTGCCGGTTTCACTCGCTGTTATCATTGATATTGAAATCATATTATATCCCTAACAGGAACTCAGAAGCTTCTTCCGTCGCCCTGATCTGAACTTTTTCGAGTATCTCCCACATTACAAGCTCAAGTGCTGGCTCCAGGCCGGAAGAATCAATCTGGATAGCAGCGTCCCCGTCTTTCATCGCCTGCGTTTTTTGTTCCATGTATTTTGCCTGCGCTTCCGTCAATTCGACTTGCGCATCAACAAGTTCTTGCTGCATATCCACCTGATCTTCCAGCAAATCCATGAAATTCCACTGATCCGACATTTGGAGATCATCCCAACCACCGATTAATGATGAGTACATATCTGCAGTTGCTGCGGATGTGGCCTCAATTGATCCGGTAAGCGCATCAAGATTTGCCTGCACCGTTTCCATGGATGAAATTTCAATCTTCGCTTCCCACTCCATCGCTGTTTGTGCCGTTTCTGCGCTGGCTTCAATACTTGCAATGTCTTTTTCGATCTGCGCTTTGTCGAGTTCAACTTGCAATTCAAGGACTTTCAGAGGGTCAAGCTTCTCCTCTAAATCGTCTGCTGTTTCGTCAACAGTCGATTCGTCCAGATCAGCTTCGATCGGAATTTTTATTTCTTGCCAGCCTTTTTCTTCTGTATAGTATTCAATGATTTCAAACGGTTCGGCTGCGGTTTCGGCTGTAATACCTTCTTGAATAATTTCGATTGTTTTTTTGATTTCTTCATCTTCAAACCATTCGGATTCACCGCTTAACATTTTTTCGACTTCAGCAGCGTCCTTCCCTGTCGCAGAAACTTCTATCTGTATCTCTTTTTCAGTCGGTTCCTCTGGATTTAATTCAGCTATTTTTTGAATTGCTGCATCGATGCCTTCCGACTCAAAAACAGATAAAATTTCCGTCTGAACTTCCGCTGGCATATCCTCGATGTAATTGCCCAGAGTTTCAAGTTGACCTTTTGCTGTATCAGTTTCGGCGATTACATTTATGTTTGTCTCACATGGAACATTTTCAACGGATTCTCCTAGATTTCTAAAATCAACCTGCATCCCGGTTAATTTTTCAGTTGCTGATTCTGCAGCGCCGTACAGATCGGATTCAATTTCTGTCTTCCATTGCGCGAAAACCTCTCTCTGCGCTTCTAAATCCTCCGAAAAAGCCCCAAACAAAAACGAGTTTGAAAAAACTTCAGCAGCGGCATAAATGTCATCCAGGACTTCAATAACTGACAGCTTCAACAGATCAAAAACAACGACAACGGCATCAAACGATCCGGTTATAGTATTGACAACGATTTCAAAAATTGTAGTCAGGCTATCCGCATTGTCTCCGATTATCAATATCGCCGCTGCAATCCCTGCGCCTAAATCGACGATAGCCTTCGAGAGGGCCAGAAGTTCCCCTGCGCTTTCCTGCGATGCTGTATCCATCTCGTTAAAACTTTTGATATAACCGGCTATTCCCTCAATAAAGGGCTTAAACGCATCAACCATGCCGGCAGTTACATTAGCCAAAGAGGTAAACGTATCGATACACGCTTGAATCGCCTCTGCAAGACCGTTCGGCGTCGTAAGGTCAACGCCATCAAATATACCCCCGACAGAATCAGCGATATTTTCCATAGATTCAATGAAATCATCGAAATTGACTTGTTCCATTGCCTCTGGAATAGCCTCAGCTACTGCTGTGAAATAATCACCAACAGATGTTGAAAAGCTTTCAAGTATATCAAAAATTGGATCAAAAGATCCTTCGCTTATCGCAGTAGACAATGCATTTTCAATATCTGTCGCACCATTGACAGCGCTTGTCGCCGCAACACGGAACTCATCACCGATTTTTATCGCTAAATTTTCAAAAGCAGTTGAGAATCGATCAACTGCAACCTGTGAAGTTTCGAGTTTTTTAGCGACCTCTTCAGCTACAGAACCCGCGGCGCCCAATGCTGTAGCTGTAATTTCTGTTGTTTTTGATAAATTATCAAAAACAGTCACCATCCTGGCTGCCTGTTCAATCCCAACAAGTTGCGATGCAAGAAAAAGTTTATCGTTTTCATCTGCTGTTTGAAATGCGATTGCGACATCCATTAAAATGTCTTTACCCGATCGCAATTCACCGTTTGCATCTTTTTGGGAAACGCCGATGGCCGCAAGCGCATCTTGTACCGGTTGTGAGTCATCAACGAGTTTCAGCAAGCCTGTTTTTAATGCAACAGCAGCTTCCCCACCACTCCGAAAAATTTCGATAATCGGTGTTAAAATACCGGCTGTTTCTTCAAAAGAAAAACCCATTGTACTGGCAATCGGAGCAATCTCTGCCATGCCAAGACTTAGCTCTGATACCGTTGTCGCGTATTCGTTGGAGACAGCGTTCAAAATGTCCGTTAATCGTCCGGCCTCTTCCGCCGGAGCATTGAACCCTTTTAATACAGAGATAATCGCTTCGGTTGATTCAGCAACTCCAAATTCAGCCTCCGCGGCACCCAAAACCAAACCAATTCCAGCTTCTGTAAGAGTTAAAGCATCTTGGACATCAAACCCCGCTTTCTTAAAATCCGTCACAGAATTTGTGATAGATACAGCAGACACCCCATATTGATCAGACAGTTCAAAAACAGCTTGCTTAACATTATCGATTGAACCAATTTCATCGCCCAATATTTTTTCAAGATTAACAATAGCAGTTTCGAAGTCCGTGGATTTCGAGTACGCAAGAGCCAACCCTCCAACGGCTAACGCTGTCAGCGCTGTATCAACTTTCAAAACGTTGTCAGCGGCAGCAGCGAACGGTTGAGCGATTTTTTCCACAGAATCTGACAATGAATTAAAGTCATTACCAATGGTGCTAATGATACCGGATACATTGTCAACACCCTGGAAAATAATTTCGATTGTTTTATTTACGTCTGCCATGTTTTCGCCTTGTGCTTAAATCGCTGTAGAATCGATCCCACAGCGATATTTCAACGTTAGAAAGCCTGCCGTATGGGAACAGATCAGGAAGTGCTTGAAACAGAAAATGGTGGTGATGATAACATAAAGCCATTGCCGACCTTACGCGACCATCACGCCACAATCGATCTACTCCCCCACCCGTCCGGCCCCCGTGAGCCGGATGATCTCGTTTGTAAGTTTATAGAATGTCGTCGGGAAGTTATGCGCCAGTTTTACGGCGATATTCTGCGGGCAGGCAGGCGACACGGAACCGGAAACAAGCATGGAAAAGCGCCTCACAAGATCGCTTGGAGCTTTATCCGTCGGGAGGCCCATGGCTTCTTTTACGGCTTCGACTTTCTCTTTCCCGGCACCCGCCGACAATGCCCCGATTACGTGTTCGATATTCCGATTGTTCTCAACAGCTTCATTGGCCGCAGCCAACTCTTCAGCTGTTAAGCACCGAACCACCCAAACCGGTTTTTCCCCATCATCGAAAAACGTTTTGAGTTCCGGGACGGCAATATCTGCCGTCCTATCCCGGAATTGTTGCTGATCAAATTTTGCGATATCAAACGCCATTCAGCCTCCTTATGATGCAAAACCAGCCGTTGCATTTTCTGCCGAAATCGTAACGGATGCGGAGTTCTGATCAGCAACCGGAAACGATCTGGAAATTCCGAGTTTTCCCTGCGTCAGAGTGTACGGCGTCTTGTTTCGATCCGGATATTGCCTGATCGTCACGACAGTATCTTTTACACCGATCAGTGCATCTGTTACGTTATCATCCATCAACGCGGTGAAGCTGGCCTGCCCCAGGCTGGAAGAAACGGAAGCAATGGTGCCGTTGTAATACTGAGTAGAATACACTGAGTGAGAATTTTCAGCAGGAACAAAATCAGAGCCTTTTTGAACTTCCGTAAAAATCGGCGCGTAGTATCGGATGTAAACCTGCTTGTATGCCGCTGATGCATGAATTGCCGGGAGTTCTGAGGCGAATTCGATATATGCGTTTTTCTTGGCTGAAACAGCGGCAGCGTCACCGTCACCGATGGGGTTTACCGTCCATGTCGGGTAATCGAAACGCTCCGCATGTGTACCGACAACCTGAAAAATCTCGTCTGCTGCGATTACTGCGGCAGCCTCTGTTGTCGTTCGAATTTGTCCGAGTTCAACACTATCAGCCGGAATTTCAGGCGGACCACCGGCAGCTCCTCGTGTTTCAGAAAACGCCGCACTGGCGCCATCAGTGCCCGCAACAACGGCAATAACGCCGGCATCTGTCATCGTGATTGAGTTAATTTTCGCAACATCCCCTAAGGATCTTGTAATCGTATCTGTCGTCGCATCGACACTGTAAAGCGTACCCTCACTGTAGGCCGTAAAAGCCGCAATCGTTACCGTATCATTTGTTGCATTTACAGAGAGTAAGTTTCGTCCAGTGACAATCCCATTTGGCCTGATAACCGGTTCAAACCCGGATTTGCCGGAAAAGATCGTTCCACCGGAAATGGTATGGATTTTGTGATCACCGGAATCTGTCATCGCTGCATAATCATGCAGAGTTTGTCCGGATTCGAATTGAATTTTTGCATTTGCACTTGTTGCCATTTTTTATCCTTATGCTGAATATGTTGTCATATTAAAAATCGAAGTTGAAAATTTAATGGTAAAGCTGAGAAGAGCGCCACACCATGGTTTCTGCCCCTCGCCTATCTCGTAATCATAGCCGTTAAAAATTACATCTGAAACAGTATCTCCAAGATTAAAACTTGGATCATCAGAAACTTTAGGGTTTTTATCTGATCGACTTAGCGCTGTTACAACATCTGCCGCCAATTTTTCAGCCACAGTTGAGAATGCCTCGTCTCGTGTTTTGCCGTGGATCTCAATGTATAACGTGATAGATCGATTATCCCGCCCATAATCCCGATCATTTGAAATACCTGTCGGCCAAAAATTAATCGCGGGTAAATCATGCGATTTGAATGGTGTGAGCTTTCCACGATCAACACGTTTCACGGTTACATTATACCCGTTTGTTTCCGTGATATTGCCTAATCTTGTTTCAACTTCATCTAAAATTGATGTTACAGCTACGCTCATGATTCACACAATACATTTCTGAGTTTGTTTAAAAGTGTCGGAACTTCATCCTCTGCAGCATCGATCATCCCCAATCTTGCCGGAATCTTTACTTGTTTTTTGAGAGAAAACATCATCTGCCCTAACAAAAACACACCCCAAACACCGCCTTTTGTTTGTGTGATATACCCGCCCCGGTTAAAAACCTCTCTTGCCTGCAGGCGCGTTACGCCCGATGCTGTTTTATTCGCAGAAGTTGGGATGTTAAGATATGGGCCGCCTGGCACGCCCAAATATTTATCAATTGCTCGAACTGTTCCACCAAATTCGTGGATCGGAGCATAAATAACATCACCTCCTCCTACTACGGCTGCGGTATAAACAGAAGCGTTCAACGTACTCAGGCTTTTTCCGGAAACCTGGGACATGATAGAACGTTTCAAATTACCGGTCCTAACTTTCAGCTTATTGGTTGCGTTACTTTTTGTCTTTGTATCTGCTGCGAAAACAGCTTCTTGGAACGCTGTTTTCGCCTTATCAAAGGTATCGGCAGGTAGCGCATCGAGATATGCTTTAATTTCTGCTAAATTCGTTACTTCGACAGCAGGCATTCACCACCTCATGGGATGCATTTCGGACTGCAATAATCGTTTCACTTCTTTCAGTAACCCCATCTCAGGCCGGGAAACCGTACCGCCTTCCGTTGACACTGAAGTCGCGCCAATTTGATCTTTTGATTGAAACTCGTATGCTGTTTGCAACAATGCCGCCCTACTGATTGCGTCGGGAACGGTTGATATACCGCCTGTATATGTAATTTGAATTATTGCATTTTTGATAGACGTATACAGTTTGATTCCGTATACTGTGGTTTCGTAATCATCAGAAGAATACGTTTCCACATCATCAGTAATTGTAACGGTAACAGAATCAACGCTGGATACAGGAACAGCTTTTAATATAATTTGATTTGTAGGGATATTCCCGACAAAAATCGTTCTGGATCGTTCCTTGCTTTCCAGGTTTCTACCTGTGAAAATTTCAATCGCAGCCGTTACCGATTCTCGAATTAAAGCCAGCGATGGATAACTTGTGATCTCATCGCCTTCCAGATCAAGCAGCGCTTTTAAGTCGGCATATGAAACAAGTTCAATCGTCATTTTTTACGCCTTTTATATTTGCGTTTCAACTTTTCAGGTGTTTCGAGAATATCACCAATAGCAACTGTTTCCATCGTGATATCCTCAGCAGCAGAAATATCGATAAAAGTTTTTGCGAGAGCCTCTGGCAGATCGTATTCAACTCCCTTGCAAAATTCTTTCACCGTAAACCCATCGGTGCTGCCTTTTTGTGTTTTCAACATTTTTATTTTCATAATTCACCGTAAGCGGGAGGTGTTACGCTCCCGCAATCTGGTTATTCAGCAGCGATACTACGAAGCGGTCCCAGGATAGAAGTTACGCCAAAAACATTCGTTCCGCCTACCGCTACTTTCAGACGAGAATAGCGAGCTCTGGGATTCGGCACAGCAATAGTACCATCCCCTGCTTCCGTGAGAGTTATGGAAACAGTATTCCCAGCAGTGGTATCAGGCTCATCGGTCCAATCACTGTTATCATCGGAATACTGCAACGTCGCCACAAAAGAGGTATCGAATGTGCCGCATGAAATGAAAAAGGCAGCGGTATTTCCACTTGCATGATCAACAGCCGCTGTGTAGTACGTATCTACAGTCCTGGACAGAGCTGAGAGACCTTCGTCAATCGTAAAATTCGTGCTTGGATCAAATCTCATTTATCAAATTCCTTATGAAGATGAGGACAGCGCAACCGTCCCTACGTTTTCAATTACAGTTCCATTGCCATCGGAATCAAAATAAACGATGAGCGCATCGTTTATATCCGCGAAGGTAGCAACATCGTTGGTTCCATTAAATGTCCCGGCAGTCAGTGTCAAAGTGTGATCGTTATCAGCAGCAGGTTCAGCAGTAGCCTTCACGACGAACAACCCCTGATGATTACTTGCATCCGCAATGGTAGCTTCTATTGCCGTAGTATCGTGGTTTAGTTCAACGGATTGGACACCGGCCGTAACTGCGCCGGATTCTGTCAACTCCTGAACACGAACCGAAACATCACACGCGTTGTTCACTTCTGCCGCTGTTGCCATTTGTCCGTCGTTTTTGTTCAATTCATCAGCAGAAGCCGTGACTTGTGTCCCATTGATATATAACGATTGAGTTCTCACGACAGGTTTTTCATAATCGCCCATACGAATCCCTCCTTAAGACGCTGCGATTTTAACGCAAGCAAAAGCTTCGGGTAGCGTAACCTGACCGCCGAGCCGCTTCTTGATCAAGAAACCGGTCTGATCGTATTCCGCATAACGTTCAACCAATCGTTGAACCGAGATGCCTTGACGATCACGAATCTTGTAACCTGCCTTGAAATCACCAAAGACGATCGGGAAAGCGCCCGCTGCAATATCCGGCAATCCCTCTGGATTGATTACAGTTTTCCCGAGCAAGGTTGCAGGCTTGCCAGCCTGAACAGACGGCTGCCAGAGATAGCGACCCTCACCATCTTTCAAGAGCCGAACAATGCTTTCAGTTGTTGAGTTCATCGCCCAGATACCGTTTGCGCGGTATATCTTTTTCGGCATATAAAAGCAACCAATCAAGGCATCCACGCCATTGTTGGTAGAATCATACAACGCAGCAGCAACGCCCGAGGCTTCATAGTTCGCCTGAACGCGAGTATCAGAGACAATCCCTTTCGGAGAATCGTCCCCCGCACCGGCTGCAAAAGCAGTGTCTTCAGCTTCAGCAATTGCCCGGCTAAACGCGTCCGTCATCTCCCCGATGATATCGGCATCGGAGTCGTCCAGCGTATTGTTGCTGATCAGCGTCAACGCCCGCAGATCAAAGATTGAAATCCGTTCCCCTCCGGTATCAAGAGACTGCTGAGTTACGGCAATATTTGCCCTACCCCATGCTACGGAAGGCTTGGAAAGCGCACCAAGCACAACGACATCCCGCCCTGTAGTACCTACCTGGCATACCGGCCTGAGTTCTGCCATTTCAAAAGCATTCATGATAATTCCACTTTCGAAAGTTGGAGGGATTAAAAACCCGCCATCGGCATCAGATGTTCCGCCGAGAGCACGCTTTTCATCCGGCGTAAACAGTGCCTGTCCAGTTTCCCCTATACCGTGCCGAATGTATTTTTCAAAAGCAGCTTCGCGCAATTCCGTATCAGCATCTTTCCCATCTTTAGATTCCATCGCCGGTCGCTGCATCCGCTTTTCGATCTCTGCCATCTGTTCACGCATTTCAGTAATGGCATCATTTGCAGCCGTCACCTTTTCCATCGTTTCTGCTGATTTCTCGCCATGCCGTTTATCGGCTTCTTCAATCGCACGATCATTATAAGTCTTGAGCTCTTCAAACGTCGTGGCTATTGACTCTTGCAACTCTTTCAATTTTTCTTCAGACATATTTTTTACCTCAATTGATTTCTGAAATTTTCAATAAATGATAAAGTTCCCTCGATTGCGCTCGACTCATTAATATGCAAGAGTGCCGCGAATCGCATCTTTTCGGCTTCAGTGAAACCGCTTTCTCGTAATTCATCGCAAAGTGTCTCAACGGCTTTCCGACGCTCATCGTGGTGAGCAGTCCGAATTTCCTCCGGCAGTTCGGCCAACTTGCTTCTTGTCTCCATACTCAACAACTTACCAGATCGAAGATTCTTCAAATCATCTTCTGTAAGCGATGTGTTTTTTACGATATCCGGTTCAAGCAATTCTTTCGCCTGGTATTCAAGATCATTTTTTGATGATATGGATCGAATACCGGCTTCTTGTGCATCCTGCAACCAAGACAGATAAGCGCCGTGGAAATTGGATATAGCTGTATCCACCTTATTAAGCACTTCATCTTTTGATTGATTCATTCCTGACCAAAAAATATCATCCAGAGTCATGCTTAAAGCATCAAACAGCCGCCAACCCCTCGCCCTCAGATCATTCTCTGCAACCGTTTCGTTAAAATCATCAGTTCGAACATCAACGATTTTTGCCTGGGAATTAGCTTCAAATATTACCGGCCCGCATTCAAGACACCTGACTTCCGTGATTTCTCGAATACCGTCTTTCCAACCTTCCTGAATAACGTTGAACCCAAAGGAAAATGAATCGACATCGCCAGCTTTTACATGAGCATAGGCTTCACGGCCTGCGATAGTATCCATGTTAAACTGAGCACGCACAAAAGGCCCGTAATCATCCTCCCTCACTTCCAGGACTTTCCCTGCTAATTCTTCATGATTCCAAATCAATCGAATTTTCCCACCACGCTCTTCGAAAGTTTTTTTGAACGCGCCCTTACGAAACGTTGATTTATATGAATCGACGCTATCCCAGCAAGTCAAGTAGGCTTCGACAATACCCTTATCTGTAACTTGCCTGATCTCTCCGCATGATCGCTGCTCGATTTTTGCGGTATCTGTTTTCATTTTTTTTCATCCTTTATACGGAATATGTCAGTGTACAGCGACAGTTTGCCCGTTCTGCCGGTGACAATCGGTTATCAAGCGGATATCTTGCCAGTTCATGCCCAACATGGAAATCCTCATCGATGCCTACAGTTACACCTTCCATTTTTTTATGCGAATCACGCACCTCAAAAAGCGCTGTCCGCCATGTTTTATATTTTGCTCCCGACAATTCTGCTGATTTCCATTGCCCCAAATTTACGGCATTCCCGGTTATCGTCCTGGCAAGCATCAACGCTCTGGATTCTGAAAAAACACCGGTATCAATAATGGCTTGCTGAATATCTCCCATGGCCCATCCTTCATCAAGCGCCTGCTCCACCTGCAGCATCACGGCGGTAATTGTTGTCTCCTCAATAAAACCCATTTCAGCTACAGCCAAATCCTCTTCATCCAGATACTCACGAAGCGCAAGAATGATTTCATCTTCAAATTCTCGTTTTTCAACAACAATTTTTTGCCCGAATGTTGAACCGATAGTGATATAAAACCCGTTAAGCGTTTCAAGCCATTCATCATGTGTTTTTGAAATTATATCGCTGATATTACTCATTTTATTCTTATCCAGCGCTTGAAATACAGCTTTTTGCTGTTTCATTAAGAGTTCTTCGAAAACAGGCTTTAGAACACCTTTTGCTGTTTTATCGATTTCATCCTGTTCGGAACGGATATCCCGCTTTTCAATCAATGTGAACTTACGCTGCTGCTGCACATTATCAGTTTTTACCGCAACATTCGATTGACCCCATCCCTCAAATTCTTCGAAGCCGAAGCTAAAAACTTCGTTCAACTGCTCGAAAGGAACGCCCATTTCAAACATTTTCTGAGCTGTTTCGGTTTTATCCAGCAAAGCGGATCGAATAGCGTTGATATTTGACACATCGTATGTTATCTGCTCAGTATCTCCCAATTCATCTCGAAATGAAAAATTAAACGTATCGCTTAAATCATCCAATATCGGAATGATCGTTGAGAACCAAAACACTTGTTCGGAAGTGGCATAGTTGTTGTAGGTGCTTGACTCTTGAACACCGGCATATTGCGGAGGAACGCCAAAAATAATGAAAATTTCCTCACGGTTGAATTTTCTGGATTCCATGAAATCCAACTCAACAGGGGTAAGCGCAAGCCGATTATATTTTGCATTCGATCCAACAACGCCAATTCGCCTGGCATTCGCAGGCCCTGCGTATCGTTCATTCAGTTTGTCAGCAATTGCTGACGCTTCATCCTGGTTGCTAAATTCCCTATCAAACGTCATGACACCATCGATTACGCCCCTGTTTTGCATTGCCGATTTGTTCCAATTTTGCTGGTCAACATCGGTATCAACTGCCTTTGCTGCCGCCTGCAAAGGCCCAATTCCAAGTAGCGGATTAGCGGGGTTGAAAAATTTATGGTGAATAATATCTTCCGGTTCGAAAGAAACCGTCGTTGATTCATCCAATGCAAAACCCGCCATCCATTCTGTAACGTCCCTGGATGGAACCGGATGCAGCCGGTCAGGTGATATCGGCCACAATTCAACAGTCCTGCCGCCGATTTTCACTTTTTTCAGGTATGAGTTTCCTGCGAGCTCAAGCCATGACGCTAACAGCTCGAACATATCCTGTCTGGAAACATACGAATTCGGATGGATAAACAATTTCGACAGGTGATGATCCGGCAGCGGTTCCCCCTCCGAATTTACGACATGCCAAGGCACGCTTGAGACTGCCTTGGCGATCAGGAAAACAGCACGGTAAACCCAACCATTAATCTGGTATCCATCTGAAACGGCTTTTTTTACACTCCATTTCGTGTAAACAGGCTGCCCGGTTTTCATTTGCCAGACATCGGCGACGGCAAAATTCCGTTTTTCAAATCGTTTTCTCAGCTTGCCAAAAATATTCATGCGATAAATACCGTGCTGTTTTTCATTCGTTTCTCAAGAGCATACCGAAGTGCATCAACACAATGATTTTTTTTATCAACAATAATCGGTAAAATTTCCCCTGTATGCTTATCAGTCTTGTAGGAGTAGGTCATAAACTCATCTATTGTATTTTTGCATCTTGGATGTATTTTGACATCAAACGATCTAATAAACTCAATCCCATCTTCAATACTGCCTTTTCCTTTCTGCGCCCCAGCAATATTAAACCCCTTCTTCTTCAAATAACTAATCGTATCCGGCCTGGCTGAATCTGCTGTAATCCGCCATATATCCGCACCTGGTACTGATCTGTAAAGCTGAGGAATTTCATCCAGTTCAACACCAATCCCATATGCCTCATAATCGATATAAAGCGTTTTACCATCAATCCAACATCGGATTAATGTTGTCGGATCCTGTGAAAATCCAAAATCTGAACCATAGTAAAATACAGTCTCTTTTGAAGTTTCAAAATTTTCAACACACCATACACCATTAAAAATCTGTTCCGCTGAGTGAATAACCGGTTCGCCTTCCCAAACATGCCTGTACTTATCAATATCGTGGTGACGACACCATTCCATTTCCTTTCTTAACACTTCAGGGAAAAACGGATTGTCATCGTAATTCACTTTTTGAACGTATGATTCAGGCGGTTGTGAAGTAACGAACATTTTATAAACCGGATCATTTTCAAACTTAGGATTAAACGAAAACCAAATCTCTGAATTTTCTTCTCTGATTGTTGGAATCAAAATATCCAAACTTTCCTGAGATACTGAATGTGCTTCCTCTATCCAACACTTCGTTACGCCTTCCATCGATTTGATCTTATCTGGATTATCCCTTAATCCAGCAAACAGAATCAAACTACCTGTTGTAATGCAACGAATCTCTGTTTTGGTAGATAAGAAATATGAGGACAAGCCTAAACGATTGATTTCATCATCCAATACCCGCTTGACAGATTCATTGATTGATAACTGAATTTCACGGGCACACAGGATACGCTCTTTTTCAGTAAACGCTGAAACTATCAAAGCGGTTGCAAAAGATCGAGACTTTGCAGCACCTCGACCGCCATAGAATACCTTGTAACGATAAGGTGCAAACAGAGCGGCAAATGCCTCAGGTAGTTTTATTTGGTTTGATGAATTCAATTTGTATCTTATTTTCGATAGGTCCATCCTCAATCCCTACTTGCTCGAGTGTCTGTTTATCTCTCCACTGTGCAGGTCTTCTGTTTTTTAACCAGAAAATCTGTGCTGTAGTATCTGGAGGTATTTCTTTTTTGATCTCTTTAGTACGGGTGAAAATGACCTTTCCTTTTTCATCAGTCTTTATTTCTTGAACTGTCTCTTTTACTACACTACCTTTCGCTCGCTGGTAAAGAGAATTCTCAATTTCTATATCCACGACAGCCTTTGTTCTCATTAAGATATCAGAAAACACATGATGGTTTTTCTTATGGACTCTAAAAGTCTCATACGAGATTCCGAGTAGCTCAGATATCTGTGTATCCGTTAATCCATCTCGGCACCACGCGGCTATTTCGAGTAATCTGGGCTTAATCTTGGTATAGTATGCATTCTTCCTACCTGTTTTTACTGGTTTGGTTCTTTTGAACCGTTTTGTTCGTTTCATAATATTCTTAAACTACTATGCTCAAATGTAAATACCTCTATATTTACCACTCTAATTTTATTATGATTATAATGAAAAATCTTAGATTTTTCAAGGTGCGCACAGAGATTTTTTCTAACCTCTTTATTTTATTATCTTTTAAATTTAAATTTTTAAGTTTTAAACCCTTTAAAACTCTTGACTTTTTGATTAAGTATACATATAATGTAGGTAAGTAAAAGAGGCTGAAAGTCAACACGGAAAGGAGAATACAAGATGAGTAAAACACACAAACATGAGAAACCAATTGGGTACACATTCTGGTCACGAAGATGTTTTGGAAACGTCAATATTTCATATGGCCCTGTTGCAAAATTAATTACAAAACAAAAAGAACGTACGCGTAGGAAAAAAATCATCTTGAAAGTATTAAAAGATCCGAACGATTACGAAGGTCGCTTTCCTGGCGAATAATAGAACATGGATCGGATAGAATGATGTTCAGTAAACGTTCAATAAATGCTTATCAAATACGTATCATCCCAAATCAAAGGAGAACAAAATGAAAAAATCCATCCCGGCTTTACTTTACTTTTTAGGATTACTTCTTGCATCAAGCGACGGACAGTGGTTTCCTTGGATCAACTTTGCTGGGATAGCGTTGATGCCTATCGCTATTTTAACAGGAAAAAGTATCCTCAAACAGGAGGAAAAATGAAAATAAGACATCAAAATAGCAGAAAAATGAACCTTACTGAAAATCGTCTTCCTGTAGAAAGATTTGTTTACATTCCTATTGATGAAGTAGACTTTCATCGGCATCTTGATTGCCCTTATTATACTAAATGCCTCTGTTATGTCTGTAACCAACCCTGGGCGAGCTTCACTTGTATTCATTGCCCACATTATATCTCACCAGAAAACAGAGTGAAAAAAATAATCCTCAATAACATAGATTATTCCCCGTTTTCTGAATTTAACATAGCTATTCCAAGCAGAAGAAAAAGCTGCGAATAACAAATAAATAAAAGGAATAAAACCATGATAGAAATGGAGCTTCCTAATGGAACCGTCAAAATTTTCAAGATCAATTCAACCTTCGCGCGTAGTAAAAAAGCCCCCGTATACTTTATTGCAAAAGTGATTAAACAAACCCCAAAAGCTGTATACTTATATGGTCATGGTACAGTAGAAACCAAACGTGAGGGCGTCTGCTGTATATGCGGCTGGAGACTAACTCATCCTGTTTCTATTTCCGTGGGAGTTGGACCTGAATGCGGAAAACATTTTCATGATTGGGATTTGATAGGCGGGTACAGTAAAGAAAATGCGGACGCTATAACCAAAGCAATAATAGATATCAAAGTGGAAGGATGGTTTCCTAAATCCATCATTAAAGAAACGATGGAAACCACTGAGGATATTCATCCGCCCGCAGATCATCCGATGTTAAAAAAACCGAAGAAACAAATAAAGAAAGCCTCCCTGATTGATTCTTCTCCGCCGCTAATCAAAATAGAATTTCCTTTTAGTCAGGAAATTCTATACAAAGTCAAATTGCTTCCCGGGCGGCGCTTTCATAATGAAGGCCAAAACAAATACTGGACAGCTCCTTTATCGATAGAAACGGTAGAACAGCTGCAAGAAATTGGATTCCAGATGGACTTGACCTTGATGGAATACATGGAAAAATCAACAGAACCGATAGAGACTAAAATAAAACCACTCATGAATATTGATTTTTCCCTATGCCCATTATATAATGGGGTTTGGAATAATAACCAAAACATAGGAGAAGACTATGCCCAGAGGAGTTTACCCACGCACAACAAATCAGTTAAAAGCCGCCAAGAAGAATTTAGCAAAAGGACGTCAACCAGAAGCCAGACTGAAAGCAACCGAAACACTGAGGAAAATTGCCGACGATCCAGAATGGCGGGAAAAAGTATCCAAGAACACGACGGAAGCGATGCATCGACCAGAAATCAGGAAAAAGCATTTGAAAGGATTGGAAAAAGCCCGAGCAATTCATGGGATCAACTTCAGAGGGGGGAACGGCCAAGAGATGACTTTGATAGTGAAAATTGCAAACAAATTATTAACCAAATGTGGATACATAAGGGAATATCCAATCCCAACAAAAGGGCATCAGACCAAGTACAAGCATGTTGCGAATGCATACAAAGCCGACTTTGCCCATCCAGAAGACAAAATAGTGATAGAACTGGACGGAGTATGCCACCTTCCGATGGAACAACAACGACTGGACAAGAAAAG